TCACCCGATCCTGATCCCGATACTAGCCAGAAGATACCCTATCGCGCCCGTAATGATAGCCGCCACGACCGTCTCCCACCGCTTGGACGGCTTCTCTTTCAGGGCGTTCAGGTCCGCCGACATTGAGGACAGCCGGTCGATGATATTGCCGTACTGTGTGGTAACCGTGGCCATACCGCGCTCCAGCTCACCCAGCCGGTCATAGATTTTTTCGCGCGCAAGTGAGCTATGCTGCTTCTGTGCCTCTAACGCCCGCTCCAGTGCCTCCACGCGGGCGATGGACACACAATTTACCCCATTGATAGGGCAATCGTTTTCGGGCATACTCAGCCCTCCCTGTCGTCCTTTGGCTTGTGGTAGGTGAGGGCCTGTGCGCTGTCCCCCAGCCCTTTAGTGGTTGGGTCGGTGGTAACACCCACCAGGGCCAGCACACCAAATACGGCGGTGACCAGGGCGGTGAGCGCCTGCTGCCAGCTTCCGGCTTCGGCGGTGATGTCCACACCAAAGAGCTGTGCCATACCCACCGCAAACGCGCCGAGCACGCCGATGAGCCCCGTCCAGAACGCGGGGCTCTTCAGTCTGACTTTCCAGTTGATCATGTCATGTACCTTCCTTTCTCAACGCGAGGCCGCCCACTTGATGATGAGTGCCTGCACATTCTCGGCGGAGTAGTCCCCGCCCTTCCAGTAATCAGGGCTGTCGATAAGCCCAGCGGCAGCCAGCTTGTCCACGGCGGCATCCAGTTCGGACACACCGGTCGACTCACCCCGGCAGAGGGCCAGGAACGCCTCCCAGGCTCCGGGGGTGGCCCGGATGGTCTTGGGGCAGTCCTTGCCGTTCCAGTGGTTGTGCTGCACCACGTGGTCGATGTGGATGCCGTGCTCCTCCATGAGCAGCCTCACCAGCGCGGCCGCGTTGGCCTTGGCCGCCTCGAAGTCCCCTCCCGCGTTGACGCAGATCTCGACGCCGATGCTGGTGGCATTGCCCGGCCCGCTCTTGCCGTCCCCGGCGTGGTAGGCCGTCTCGGCGTCTGGCAGGTTTTGGACAATGGCGTGGTCGTCCACGCTGTAATGCCAGCTCACCAGGTCGCGCTCCCCGGCATCGCTGTCCAGGTAGGCAGCGTGGGCCGCGGCGTCGGCGCCCTTGGCCGCGTTGCCGGTCTCGTGGATGGTGATGTACTTGCAGGGATTGCTGCCTCCGGGCCGATTATCCGCCCCTGGGGCGATAAGGTGCGTCTGGATGGCGAGGCCCGTGTCCGTGACCCGCTGGGGGCCCTCCACGGCCTCCAGATAGGCCAGGGACACCCAGCCCTTATTCGTCCTGCCCCAGCCGTCCCGCTCCTCCAGCACGTCCACCACCGTGCCCATGGGGTACGCCCCCACCTTGCCGTAGCCGGTGCCGGGGCCGCTGCGGATGTTGACGCCGATGCTGGGCGTCACGGTGTACTTGCTCATAGGCTTGTCCTCCTCTTCCGGCGGTGTCTGCTCCGCCTGCTTGAGATACACGCAAATCCAGTTGTGCACCTTGCGGCTGGCGGTGATGCGCTCTCCGCCAAAGTCGCACTGGCTGGAGCCGCCCCCATCCAGCATAACGGCGGAGGCCCAGCCCAGCCCGGCCAGCTCGTCCCGCAGAGTTTCCGGCGTGGCTGCGTCTCCGGTCCCATCGCCAGAGCAATAGAGGGCCAGACTGCCACCACGCAGGCCGATGGCGCTGCGCCCCCGCTTGCCTCCCTGGGCCGAGCCGTAGGAGGGCTTATCCACCGGCTTACCGGAGGAAATAAGGGCGGTTACCGCGATAAAGTTGGCCGCTCCCTCGTACCCGGAGGTCATGTGGATGTCCGGGCCCTTGTCCCAGGCGTAGCCCATCGGACGCCAGGGCGTGCCGGAGAGCATCGCCCCGCCCACCTTAAGCAGCGGGCAGGGGGTGCCGTCTGGGTTCCACATGCCGCCATTGAGCACGTAATGAGCCTTTGTTTCAGCCTTGACCTGAGAGAGCGTCTTGCGGCAGTTGGTGACTCTCAGCTCAATCCGCTCCACGGACGAGAGCGGGACATATGTAATGAGCTTACTCATTTGATTCACATCCTTTTATCCAGCGATCCCGCTGTTGATTACTGTTCCGGGGCCAGTAGCCCGGCCAGCTCCTGGTACTCCTCCGGGGTGAGCCGGTCGGCGGCGAGATAGACATCCATCTTGTCCTGGAGGCCGTCGGTGCGGCCCCGGTCAATAAGCAGCTTGCAGAGATTAAATACCGTGTTCATGTCCTTCCCCTTCCTCAAACAGCATTGGTGGTGATTTCCAACATACAAAGTCGTTCCTCGTGCTCGGACAGCATGTCCAGAGTGATGTCCTCTGCGAGGGGCGGCTGGGGTTCCGGCTCCGGCTCTGGAGGCCGCTCAGTAGGCGTGATGCCCACCAGCTTGTCCCCCTCAATCTGGAGGTCACACCAGCCATAGGTCGCCCACACCGCGTCATGGAGGTGGGCGGGCACCTCTATGTAGTCATCCAGCCAGCAGGCGCTCCGCCCGCTCTGGCTCTGGATCGGGTGCTGGCCGGTCTCCAGCGGGTCAATTTGGATGATGGTCATATTTAATTCACCTCTTATCTCTAAACTATGGCGTAGTAGTAATATACAGTTCCAGATGCATTAAGTTGTTCACTTGTCGCATCAGGTGTGGTAAGGTCAAAATACCAACTGAAAGTTTTTCCATCCGTTGATTTTTTACCGTAAGAATCTCTTGAGGAATAACGGTAGCCAAAACCAAAACTAATGCCTTTTGTATACTCAGTAGGGATAATACTGCTATGAATAATATTAGAAGTCTCGCCATTTCCATAACCGTCGATACTCTTATAGTAATTATTTGATTGCATACCATAAATACAGAGTATTTTAAAGGGTTCGGCTAAGGTTATTTGATTAGGGTTGCTTTTACCTGTTTTTCCTGTCCCCACATAGCTCCCCAAAATAACCCTCGCCCCCGCGTGCTCGTCCACATACTGCTTATTAGCGGCATCCGTGGAATCAGCAGGAGCGGCCAGATTGGCTATCTTGTGACCACTCATGCTGATTGCCCCGGACATGACTCCACCGGAACTTGCAAGAGCCCCCACCTGCTCCGCCGTAACGGCGTGGGGGTTGTTCTTGTTCCCGGTGTGGGCAGTCAAGTTCTTCTGCACCGCCTCCGCGCTGCCCGCCGGGTCATAGTCCATCTTTGGGAGCTGCTCACCTGGCACCTTGCCATCGGGCCCCAGCGTCGCCACGCCGCCCGGCTGGCCCTTCTCGGTGGCCTTGATATATCCGGACAGGTCGATGCCCGCCAGCGCCTCCTCCAGCTCCTCGTGGGTTACCCAGACGCCCGCCGGATACTCCAGCGAGACCTCCACCTCTCCGGTGACGCCGATGGCCACGGGGAAGCGGTGTACGTCCAGGCCCTCGGCGATGGGCGGCACCGGCTGGGCCGGGTCGCCCAGGGCGGCGTAGTAGAGCAGGGTGGGCGCGTCGTCGCCCACCTTGGCCATGACGCCGAACTCGGAGAGTGTGAAGCCCTCCTCCAGCCCGCCGCCCATGTCGTTGCGGTACTCCACCAGCATGGAGAGCTGCCCGCCGGCCACCTCGGGCTGGGTGCTGGTGGCCTGGGCCACCGGATCGAGCAGGGCGGTGAGGGCCTTGGCCGCCGCCGCGCTCTCCACCGTGCCCTTGCCCACCCACACCTCGGTGATCGTCAGCCCCTCGCCCGCCGACGCCCGGGCCAGCAGGCCCTCGCCGGCGGTAGTAATGATAAATCCGTACATGCTATTCCTCCTCCATGGGCGGCAGCGTGACCGCCTGAATGCTCCAGAGCCCGCCGCCCACCCGCAGGGCGGCCAGGAGCTGGGCCAGCTCGTAGGTGAACCAGTAATCCAGGTGCGCCGGCTTAATCTCGTTGACTGCGGACTCAATCCCGCTCACATCCGACGGCACGGCGGCCAGATCGGACAGGACGATCTCGAATTGATACTCCGCCGGGTGCTCGATGACCGAAATCTGGGACGGCTCGAAGCCAAAGGAGGCCACCACGCTGCGCAGCATCTCCGCCGTGGTGGCGCCCTGGCCCCGGAGCTTGGCCTTGATGCGGCTCCTCCGGTAGCTGTAGGGCCGAGTGCGGTCGGAGGGCAGCCCCACCCACTGCTCCCACAGGTCCAGCCCCCAGGTGGCGGTGTCCACCCAGAGCTGGGCCAATGTGTCCGACTCGGACACGCGCAGCGCCCCGGCCTGCTCCCCCAGCACCCGCTCCAGCTCGGACACCTGTGGGCTGTCCTGGTAGTAGCGCGGCAGGCGGAACACCAGATTGCTCATGTCACGCTCACCTCCCCCAGTACAGGGATCTCCCCGGCCTGTATGGTCACGTCGGCGGTGCCGCCGTTGACGGTGAGGGAGGCGAAGTTCTCCACCCCCTCCACATTGAGCAGCAGGGCCAGCACCCGGTTATAGAGCAGCGTGTAGGGCTGGTCGTCGGCGGGCTTGTAGTACACCGCGCCGTACTTGCCCTCAATGAGGGTGTGCAGATAGCCCGCCAGTGCCGCCCGGAAGGCGTCCTGAACGGCTCCGGCCCCGGCTCCGCCGGTGAGGGAGACCTGGGCGGCCACGGTCACCTCCCGCTCCCCGGCCGCCGTCACCGTCACCGCCGCGCCGATGGGCCGCTCCTCCTCGATGTGGGCTGTCACGGCCTCCACAATCTCCTCCGAGGGCGCCCGGTCGTTGCTGTCCACCAGCGTGACGCCCACCGTCCCCGGTCCGCCGGGCAGCTCCACCACCTTGGCGCTGCCCACCCCGGCCACCTCCATGGCCCACTGCCGGTATTGATAGCCGTTGCCGCTGGTGGGGGGCCGCTGCACCCGCTCCCGGACGCGGGCCAGCAGGGCGGCGTCGCTCTCGGCGTCCGTGCCGCCGGCCGCCGCCTCGCTGTGATAGTCTGTCAGGCCCGTCAGGTTGACGTACATCCGGTCGATGGCCCCGGCCTCCACGTTGTAGGCGCTGCCCGCCTCTGCGGCCTCCAGGCGGCCCCGGCCCGTCCCCTCCGGCCCCAGCGCCACCGCGGCCATCAGGGCGTAGGACAGCCCTCCGGCCGTCAAAAACGCGGTGCCCTTGGGGATCACCAGCCCCGGGGTGCCGCTGAAGGAGATGTCGCAGTAAGCCCTTGTCCCCTCCCGGCGGGTGATGTTGTAATACTGACCGCCCACCAGGTCGATGTAGCCCCCGGAGCTCTCGTCCACAAACAGCATGGAGGTCACCCCCTCCAGGGCCCGGTACGCCTCGCTGAGCTGCTCGGCCACCGGCCCGGCCACGCCGTCGGCAAAGCCGCCCGCCATGGCGCTCAGCCCCTGGCTCTGCCGGATGGCCGCCAGGATCTCCGCCTTGATGGCCTCCGGTGTCTTGTCCTCATACATGTATACTCGCCTCCCCGTATACCGTGGTCAGGCTCACCCGCATCCGCAGAGTGGAGCCGTCGAGGCCCACCACCTCAGCCGCGGCCCCGGTGATGTAGGGGCAGACGGTCAGCGCCTCCCGCACATACCGTACCGCCTCGCTCAGCCGGGTGTCCGCCCGGTAGGGCTGGCCCACCAGGCTCTCCAGCTCGCACCCGTAGTCCCAGGAGAAGGGGCTCCAGCGGTACCGCTCCGTGTGCAGCGCCCGCCAGGCCCAGCCCTTGACGGCCTCCAGCCCGGACGCCAGGACCGGCTCCCCGCCGGAGAAGCGCGGCACGCCCTTGTCGTAGTCCATGTCTACGTCCCAATAGAGGGGCAGCGCCTGGGCCGTCCCCTCTGGAGCAGTCGTCTGGAAAATGGGAAAGAGCTGCCTCATGAGAACACCGCCTTTTGCAGAATGTAGTAATCCTGTCCGTCCGCCGTCACCAGCACCAGCAGCCGGTCACCCGCCCGCAGGAGCCGCCCGCTGCCGTCGTCCTCCTCCCAGGCGTAGTCCAGCCCGGGCGGCACGTGCAGCTCGGTCTGATCCAGCGTCAGGCCGTTGCACACCACCCGCAGCGTCCCCTGCCCGGCCTGCTGCACCTGCCCAAACAGCCAGCCGCCGAGAGCCTGCCCCCGCTCCGCCGGCCGGAGCAGCTCCGTCAGCCCCGCATATACGTCGTCCATAGCTCCTCCTCTCCGGCGCAAAAAAACGCCCCGCTTTGCCGGTTGACAAAGCGGGGCGGGGTGGTATAATAACATTAGATGGGCGCTGTTGTATGACGGTTAGCCCCACGAGATTACTTCAACCTACGTTGACCGCTCGGGTAGCAGCCGGGCGGTCAACACGCATTTGGGCCTATGTAGACCAGCAGCCAGAGGACTGCCAGGAATACAACCACGCAGCGCAGGGCTTGCGCCCAGCGTCTGTTTCCCATCCGCATCACCTCCCCTCTCAGGGAAGTGGCTAACCGCCATTGATACAACAGCGCCGCGATCATCATACCACAAGCGCCGCGATTTGTCCACGTCGTCGCAAAGTCCGCTCCGCTCTGTTTCCGCCAACGGCGAAAACTGCGCTGCGCTCCCTTGCTCCTCCTTTCCCCACGGAACCCGCTTCGCTGGGCTTCCGCGGGGGCCCCAATATCGCCGCCCCTACGGGGGCGGCTTTTTTTATAGCTCCTGCCCCGCCTCCACCTCATTGGTGAGGCTGCGGAAGTTGAGGGCCAGGCGGCAGAAATACTGCCCGTTTTTCCAGGTGTGGGTGTCGCTGTCAATCCAGCACAGCCCGGTCACGCCGGTGGT